ATAAAAATTTGTAATTATCCTTGTCCAACGCTAAACACGCTTGCGTTTGTCAAATCTTGCGTGTAGAGTTGTTTCATGCTAGAACATCTAATACATGCTCCTGTAGTTACCGACACGGCGGGATTCACGCCGTTGCATACGGCTGCGCCGGATAAGATAGTGTCGGCCAAAGTTGCCACCACGAAGTGGCTAGAAGATCTGGGCGTAGTGCCCGACGCTGCCATTGAGCAGGAGATAGAGGTTGATCGCGCTCGGAAAGCCTTTGGCTCTTTAGTTGCGACCACGGACACAGACGATCAGCGCACGGCGCTAGCTGCAATAAAGACGCCTGTTGCAGTGCAGCATTTAACTGGGATGCTCACCGCATATGATTGGGAGTTTGTGCAACAGGCCAAGGAACTTCGTGGCTATACAGTAGCAAAGATAGTTGAAGAGACCAAGCACACGAATCCAAGTATCCGTCTCAAGGCGCTGGGAATGCTGGGGCGCGTGACTGAGGTTGGTTTGTTCACGGAAAAGATTGAGATTAAGAAAGCTGACCTGACTGATTCCGAGTTGGAGACGCGAATTAAAGAGAAGCTCAATCGCTTTATGCAGGTTGTTGATGTCGTAGACGTATCAGATGTCCCTGAACAGCTTCACGACTCTCAGCAAAGCTGAGCTTCAAGCGCTCCAACGGGCGCTTCCCCATATGTCCACCAAGGACAAGATGGAGTTGTTTGAGGATTTGGAAGTCCGAGAGCACCGAGCGCGCATGTCTGCCGCGCACAATTCCATTTTGGGTTTCGCCGCTGCTGTATATCCCGGGTTTAAAGTTGGCGCTCACCACCGCAAGCTGGCAAAAATCTTCCAAGATGTGCTTAATGGCACCAAGAAGCGGGTGATTATCAATATTGCGCCACGTATGGGTAAGTCTGAGTTCTCGTCTTACCTGTTCCCCGCGTACTTTTTGGGTAAATACCCCGAGAAGAAGATCATCATGGGCACGCACACCGCTAGTTTGTCTGAGGATTACGGGCGGCGGATACGAAATTTGATCGACGGTGAGGACTACGCGCAGATTTTCCCCCAAACAATAGTGGCAGACGACCAGAAAGCGGCGGGGAAGTGGTCAACAACGGCGGGCGGACAGTACTACGCCGCAGGCGTAGGGGGTGCGCTAGCTGGACGGGGCGCGGATTTGTTTGTAATTGACGATCCACACTCGGAACAAGACGTAAAGATCAATTCCCGGCTGGCTTTTGATAACGCATGGTCTTGGTTTCAGACCGGACCGCTCCAGCGCTTGATGCCGGGGGGCGCGATCATAGTAATTATGACGCGCTGGTCCCTGATTGACCTGACTGGGCGCTTGATCGACTACCAAACAAAGAACAAAGACGCTGATCGGTGGGAGATTGTTGAGCTTCCGGCGATCTTGAACGAAGATACGGAGCAGGAAAAGTCGCTCTGGCCGGAGCAGTGGCCGCTTGACCAGCTAAAAAGCAAAAAAGCCAACATGGACCCCCGGTTTTGGAACGCGCAGTACATGCAGCAGCCCACAGCCGACACATCAGCGGTCGTCTCACGCAAACATTGGCGCATTTGGCCCAGCGATGACCCACCCACGTGCGAGTACATCATCCAGTCGTGGGATACGGCGTTTGAAACCAAGAACAACTCGGACTATTCCGCCTGTACTACGTGGGGCGTCTTCTATAATGAAGAAGAAAACAACTCGCCGCAGATAATTCTGCTTGATGCGTTCAAGGAACGCATGGCGTTTCCCGAATTGAAGTCGGCAGCATTCAAACACTGGAAGGAGTGGGACCCAGATGCCTTCATTGTGGAGAAAAAGGCAGCGGGCGCACCGCTCATCCAAGAGTTGCGTAGCATGGGCATTCCCGTTCAGGAATTTTCGCCTAGTCGCGGCAATGACAAGATGGTTCGGATGAACGCGGTAAGTGACTTATTTCATTCAAATAAAGTCTGGGCACCGGATACGCGCTGGGCACGCGAAGTCATTGAAGAAATTGCGACATTTCCCGTTGGGGAACATGACGATTACGTAGATACAACTACACAAGCCCTGTTACGATACCGCCAAGGCGGGTTTATTGCGTTGGACTCGGACGAACGGGACGAACCGTCCATCTTTCGCCGTCGCGTGGCGGCTTACTATTAGTATGGCAACACAAAAGTTCATGGGGAGCGGGCAACTGATTGACCGACTGTCAGCACAGATGGGATCAAAGGAAGCCGCGTTCGATGTTTTACGTTCTAGGGGGCACGTAGACGAGTTTGGCAATTTGACTGCCGCAGGACGCGAGCGCGATGCCATGACAGCAGAAGAACGTGCGCTTGATCGGGCTAAAAAACGCACAGGCAAGCCCGTGTCAGCATTCAAGTATGATCCCGCCACTAATCGGGCAACTTTAAAGAAGAGATATTGATGGCTACCAATATTGACAAAGCACTCTATAGCGCACCGCAGGGTATCGACACTTTGGCTGCGCAGGAAGAACCGCTTGAAATTGAGATTATTGACCCAGAAGCTGTCAACATCAAAGCAGGCCCACTAGAAATCAGTATTCAGCCAGATGACGAAGAGTCCGACTTTTACGCCAACCTTGCCGATGATATTGATGCGGGCGATCTGGATATGCTGGCCGGGGAGCTAGCCGAAGCTGTTGATAACGACCGGCAGTCGCGCAAAGATTGGGAGAAGTCATACAAAGAGGGGCTGAAACTCTTGGGTCTCCAGTATGAGGAGCGCACGGAGCCGTGGAACGGTGCTTGTGGCGTGTTCCACCCCATGATTACGGAAGCCGTTGTGCGGTTTCAGTCTGAAGCTATCACTGAGTCGTTCCCAGCGCAAGGTCCGGTGCGCACCAAGATCCTTGGGAAAGAGACGCCAGAGAAAAAAGAAGCCGCTAAGCGAGTCGAGGATGACCTGAACTACGAGCTTACGGAAGTGATGCGCGAGTTTAGGCCCGAGCATGAACGCATGCTGTGGAGTTTACCGGCAACGGGTTCAGCTTTCAAGAAAGTTTATTTCGATCCGTCACTGAACCGCCCGGTATCAATGTTTGTGCCAGCAGAAGACATCATCCTGCCGTACGGGGCCACAGATCTGGATACGTGCTATCGGGTTACGCACGTTATGCGCAAGACCGAGCAAGAGATTGTGCGGTTGCAGCAAGCCGGGTTCTATCGGGATATTGAACTGCCAGATCCCAGCCGCGAGCAAACGGACATCCAGAAAGCCAAAGACAAAGAAACCGGCTTTAGTGATTTGAACGACGACCGCTATACGTTGTACGAGATCCACGCTGATCTGGATATCGCCGGGTTTGAAGATACGGATGATGAAGGGGAAGAAACGGGTATTGCCCGCCCATATGTAATCACCATCATCAAGGGCGCTAATGATGTATTGGCTGTTCGGCGCAATTGGAAAGAGGACGACGAGTTCTGCCTAAAGCGCCAGCACTTTGTTAAGTACGACTACATACCCGGCTTTGGTGCGTACGGCTTTGGTTTATTCCATCTGATTGGTGGCTTTGCCAAATCAGCTACCAGCATCATGCGCCAGCTTGTGGACGCGGGGACGCTCTCCAATCTACCGGGCGGTCTAAAAGCCCGTGGGTTGCGCATCAAGGGCGACGACACGCCAATTGCGCCGGGAGAGTGGCGAGATGTAGATATTGGTTCGGGAGCGCTGCGCGACAACATTCTGCCGCTGCCGTACAAAGAACCATCAAATGTCTTGTTTCAGTTACTTTCCACGATTGTGGAAGAGGGTCGGCGTTTTGCTGCCACGGCTGACATGCAAGTTAGTGACATGTCGGGGCAAGCACCAGTGGGGACCACGCTGGCTCTGTTGGAGCGCCAACTCAAGGTAATGACGGCGGTGCAGGCGCGCCTGCACTACAGCTTTAAGCAGGAACTGCGTTTGCTTGCGCAAATTGTTCGGGACGAGACAGATGACGAGTACGACTACGACCCAGAAGAGGGGCCGCGCAAGGCGAAGAAGTCCGACTACGACCATTTAGATATCATCCCTGTTAGTGATCCCAACGCGGCTACGCTGAGCCAGCGAGTTGTACAGTACCAAGCTGTCATTCAGATGGCGCAGATGGCACCGGATATTTACGACCTGCCACAGTTGCACCGGCAGATGTTGGAGATTCTGGGTATCAAACACGCAAACAAGCTGGTGCCTCTGCCGGATGACATGAAGCCGCGCGATCCGGTAACGGAGAACATGAACCTGATGAAGAGCGAGCCGGTCAAGGCGTTCTTCTACCAAGACCACAAGTCGCATATGCAGGTGCATATGGCGATGATCCAAGACCCAACGATTGCTCAGGCACTTGGGCAGAACCCGAAAGCGCAGCAGATCTCAGCCGCGCTCATGGAGCATATCGCAGAACATGCCGGGTTCTTGTATCGCTATCAAGTAGAGCAGCAGCTTGGCGCAGCGTTGCCAAAATACGACGATGACTTGCCCCCAGAAGCCGAGTACGCGCTGTCTACTCTGATTGCGCAAGCCTCCAAACAGGTGGTCGATCAGAACAAAGCGCAGCAAGCACAGCAGCAAGCGCAGCAGCAAGCACAAGACCCGCTAATTCAGATGCAGATGCAGGAGTTGCAGATGAAGCAGCAAGAGTTGCAAATGCGCCAGCAGGAAACACAGGCTCGGCTGCAGCTTGAGTCGCAGAAAGCCCAGCTTGACGCACAGCTAAAGCAGCAGGATATGCAGCTAAAGATGCAGACAGCAGCGGCGCAAGCCCAAGCGGCACAGGTCCAAGCACAAGCGCAGGCTGGCAAGACGGCGTTGGATCAAGCGCGGCTTGAGTTAGATAGAGAGAAGATGGCAAGCGATAAAGAGCTTGCCGGTATGCGGATGGGCGCGCAGATCCAAGAGAGCAAAACTAAGCAAGAAGCCCAGCATGAGATTGAAGGGCTGCGCATTGGGGCAGATATTGCCAAACACAGGGCGCAGACAGCCGTGCAGGCTGAACAGGCTAAACAACGCAAGCCGGAGAACAAAGCATGATTCATGAATTTGCCCGCGTATTGCGCGAAAAGATCCGCGACGATTTGAACAACTACGCCGATGATTTGGCCAACGGTGCGTGTCAATCGTTTGAGGAGTATCGGAAACTCTGTGGTGTTATTCAAGGTCTAGCCATCGCAGAGCGTTACATCATCGACCTTGCTAAAAACGTGGACGAAGCCAATGACTGATGAACTTACGCCTGAGCAAAAAGCAAAGACTGTCCCAGATCCAACGGGATGGAAGATTCTTTGCGCTATTCCCGAGATGGACAACACGTTTGAGGGCACAGAAATTGTTAAGCCCGATGCGTTTATCAAACAGGAAGAGCATGCAACAACGGTGCTTTTTGTAGTGAAGATTGGCCCTGACGCATACAAGGACAAAGCAAAGTTTGCTTCTGGCGCTTGGTGTAAAGAGGGCGACTTTGTTTTGGTACGTACCTATTCCGGTACGCGATTGAAACTCTTTGACCGCGAGTTTCGTCTGATCAATGACGATCAGGTTGAGGCTGTTGTTGAAGACCCCCGTGGCATAAGCCGCGCTTAATGAGGTAACGTATGGAAGACTACAAGTTCCCCGATGAGTCTAATGGCGTACAGGCCATTAAACCAAATGATGAAGACATTGAAGTCGAGATCATTGACGACACGCCCGAACAAGACCGGGGGCGCAAGCCACTGGATAGGGAAGTTGAAGACCCGACTGATGATGAGATCGAGTCGTACTCAGATAAGGTCAAGGGGCGCATCAAAGAATTAACGCACGCACGTCATGATGAGCGCCGCGCCAAAGAAGCCACCCTGCGGGAGAAGCAAGAGCTTGAGCGTTTTGCGCAACAGTTGTTGTCTGAAAACCAACAGCTTAAACAGTACGTAGACAACGGCACGGTGCAGTATGCACAGACGGCCAGAGTTGCGGCTGAAGCAGAATTGGCTGCAGTGCGCCGTCAGTACAAGGAAGCGCAGGAAGCTTTTGATACAGACGCTATTATTGCTGCGCAAGAAGCGTTGACCGAAGCCAAATTAAAATTGGAGTCGATCAAGAACTTCAGACCCACCCCTTTACAAACAACTTCAGATGCTGTACAAAGACAAATATCCGCTCCCCAAGAGATCCAACCGGACGAAAAAACTCTGCGCTGGCAGGCAAAAAACCAGTGGTTTGGATCACCGGGGTACGAGGAAGTTACCAGCTACGCACTAGGGCTGCACCAAAAGCTAGTCAGTTCGGGCACTGACCCGCGAAGCGATGAGTACTTTCAGGCAATAGATTCACGCCTGCATAAGACTTTCCCTGACATGTTTGGGGGGTCTACCTCCAAGAGACAATCGGCAGTTGTTGCGCCTGCGACACGCTCGTCAGGCACAAGACAGGTCAAGCTAACTACCACGCAAGTCGCGCTGGCTAGAAAGTTTGGCTTAACCCCAAAGCAATACGCTGATCAACTTGTTAAACTGGAGAATGCAAATGGCTGAAACTAACGCTCGTACCCCCCGTGACTTGGCGTCACGCGAAAAAACTGCTCGGGCTGTCTACGTACCGCCGAGTTCCTTGCCAGATCCTACCCCTGAAGCGGGCTATTCATTCCGGTGGATTGCAACGCACATCATGGGGCAAGCCGCAAACACTAACGTGTCCGGTAAGTTTAGGATGGGCTGGGTTCCGGTTAAGGCAAAAGACCATCCCGAATTGATGATTGAAGGTAACAACGACGGCAATGTGGAAATCGGTGGGCTTTTGCTTTGCAAAATCTCAGCCGAAAAAGCGGGCGCTATGTCGGATTACTACAACGATCAGGCACAGAAACAAATGGAGTCTGTTGATAACAACTTCATGCGTAACAATGACCCCCGTATGCCGCTGTTTACGGATCGTAAGTCAACGGTCAGTCGCGGCGGATTTGGTTCTGGTATTAAATAACGGAGTTTTAAATGGCTTACCCGATTGTCAATGGCCCATATGGGCTAGTGCCGATCAACCTGATGGGTGGTATCCCGTTCTCAGGTTCGACTCGGATGATTCCGATTGCGCAAAACTACGCGACAAACCTTTTCGACGGCGACGTTGTTGGTCTGTCTAATGGTAACGCAGTCATCACCCCTTATAACGCTAACAGCACCTCCGCAGCGGCGGCAGGGCAAATCGTTGGCGTGTTCTTGGGCGCTCAGTTCCCCGGAACCAACCCTATCTTTGGTAACCTGCAAGGTCAGTACTACGCAGCAAACACCAATAGGCCGGGGATGGTTGCGTATGTGATGGACAACCCCACCGCGCTGTTTAAAGCGTGCGTTCTGGCTCAGGCTCAAGGCTCGGCTAACACGCAAGCTAACACCAGCACGACGGTTGGCTACATGTCGCCTACGTTCGTTGGAACGAATGCCTTCCTCGTCGCTGGTAACACTGGTAGCACGACGACTGGTAATTCGGCAATGGGTGTGTCTGGTGCTAACCCCACCGTGGCTAGTTCGGTCGCTGGGAATATTCGTCAGACGGTTGGTACTGGCGCGACTGGTACTGCACCCTGCTTGCGCGTTGTTGAGTTGGTTCAAGATTCGGCAGTTGTAGTTGGCACCACGCTGACCAGCAGCCCATCGAACGCGACCACTTTCACCGTTGCTTCCACTGCCGGTATTCAACCGGGGATGACCCTCACCATTGGTGGTACGGTTTTCTCTGGCGCGAGCACCGCACCGTTCCCAACGCTCTCTAACTTAGTTGTTACCGGCGTTGTGACCAGCACTTCGACGATCACCGTTAGTTCGGCTGTGACCGCCACCTCTGGCGCAACAGTTTCGTTTATCGGCTTCCCAGAAGTGATCGTGGGCTGGAACTTCGGTTACCACAGCTATCTGCTCGCCGCTGGCGTCTAAGGAGTAAATCATGGCTATTTCACGCGCCCAACTACTTAAAGAACTGCTTCCGGGCCTTAACGCCCTGTTCGGTCTTGAGTACGCCCGTTATGGCGAAGAGCACAAAGAACTCTACGAAACCGAGAAATCGGAGCGTAGCTTTGAAGAAGAAACCAAGCTGTCTGGTTTCTCCGCTGCTCCAGTCAAGAACGAAGGTCAGGCAATTGCGTACGACAATGCGCAGGAAGCCTTCACCGCTCGCTACAACCACGAAACCATTGCTCTTGGTTTCTCGATCACCGAAGAGGCGATTGAGGACAACTTGTACGACAGCTTGTCTGCTCGTTACACCAAGGCTCTGGCTCGCGCCATGGCTTACACCAAACAGGTGAAAGCTGCTTCGGTTATTAACAACGGCTTCAATGCTGCCTTCCCCGGTGGTGATGGAGTTGCGTTGTTTAGCACGGCGCACCCGTTGGTTGGTGGTGGCACGAACAGCAACACGCCTTCCACGGCGGCTGACTTGAATGAGACTTCGTTGGAAAACGCGGTTATTCAAATCGCTGCATGGACGGATGAGCGCGGCCTGCTGATCGCAGCAAAGCCACGCAAGCTGGTCATTCCGCCTGCGCAGATGTTCGTTGCTACCCGTCTGTTGGAAACCAGCCTCCGTGTTGGTACGACCGACAACGATATCAACGCTCTGAAGAATAACGGTTCGATCCCTGAAGGTTACACCGTTAACCACTTCTTGACCGATTCAAACGCATGGTTCTTGACCACGGACGTTCCAAACGGTCTGAAGCACTTTGAGCGTTCGCCTTTGACGAACTCCATGGACGGTGATTTCGATACTGGCAACGTACGTTACAAGGCACGCGAGCGTTATTCGTTCGGTTTTTCTGACCCGCTCGGTATTTTCGGTTCACCCGGATCTAGCTGATCGGTATGAGGGAAGGGGGCCAAAAGCCCCCTTTTCTTTTTTAGTGTGTTGTGTTATAAAGTGGCATACCTAGACCACCGACTTGCTGACTGACTAGGCAGACTCTCCTCAAGAGACAGCAGGTTTTGATTTGAGGACTTTATTATGGCTAACAGTACATTTAGCGGCCCAGTACGTTCGCAAAACGGTTTTCAAACCGTTTCTATTAATCCAACTACTGGCGCGGTTACCACCACATCCACTCTTGGCGTTACTACCAGCGTCACAAATCTGACGGCAACGAATTTAACGGCTACCAATCTGGTTTTCACCGGCCAGAACCACCCCACGACTGCCGCGATTAACGCAACTGCCACAGCTACCGCAGCTCAAGTTGCGACCGGCTACATCACAGTAACTTCAGCCACCGCTGTAACCCTCACTTTGCCTACTGGCACAGACCTTGGAACTGCTCTTGCAGCCACCAAGGGCACTGTGTTGGACTTGTACATTGACAACACCGCAAGCACAAGTTCAGGCGTTGTGACTGTTGCTGTTAACACAAACGCTGTTCTGTCAACCGCTGCCGCTGACACCCCCGGTAGTTTCGGTGATTTGACAGTTGCCGTTGGCGCTACGGGCCTTGCCCGTTTCACCATCATGTTCTCTAGTGCCACAGCATACGCTTTCACACGTACTGCTTAACAGGATAGGGGGCTGCAATGCAGCAAACTGATGTAAAGTCGCAGCACTTAACCGCAAGTGGGAGCATTGCGGGCCTATCCCGCAATCGGTTTAAATCGCTGTCCTACCGGGGTAATGGTACGGACGGGTTTGTGAAATTGCGTAATGGCGGGTCAACTGGTGAAGTTTTGTGCGAACTTGATGTTGGCACAAGCGATTCGTTCACTATCTACGTTTTGCTTCCGGGCGAAGGAATTTTATTCCCAAGCGGCATTTACGTAGAACTCTCAAATGTTTCCGCCTGTACGGTGTTTTATGGCTAAATCTCCTGCATGGCAGAGAAAAGAAGGCAAAGCAGAGAACGGGGGTCTGAACGCGAAGGGGCGTGCGTCCGCGAAATCACAAGGGATGAACTTAAAGCCCCCCGCCCCGAAACCAAAAACGAAAGAAGACGCCGGGAGAAGGAAGAGCTTCTGTGCGCGAATGAGCGGCATGAAATCGAAACTTACTTCCTCCAAAACAGCCAACGACCCAAACAGCCGGATTAACAAAAGCCTTCGGGCGTGGAATTGCTGAGATGGAACACACGATCTGGAACGCAGTTCTTTCGGTAGGCGTTAGTGTTGTTGGGTTCTTCCTCAAGAGTATGTATGACGAGATAAAACGCCTTCAAGTACTGCTCAACAAAACACGTGAAGAGATTGCCCGAGAGTACGTAACCAAGACACAGTTGGACGCGGACATCAATCGCATCTTTGATCGGCTTGACCGGCTTGAAGCTAAGATCGACCGGCTGGTAGAGAAGCATGCCTAGTACTTCAAAGAAGCAGCACAATTTCATGGAGGCTGTAGCCCACAGCCCCAGCTTTGCCAAAAAAGTTGGTGTATCCCAGTCCGTGGGCAAGGACTTCTCAGCGGCTGACAAGGGTCGCAAATTTGGTAAAGGTGGTGACATGAAGAAAGGTTACGCAGACGGCGGCATGCCTATGGTCAACAAGGGCGGCAAAATGGTTCCTAGTTTTGCGGCTGATGGCGTGGGCAAGATGGCTAAAGGCGGCATGGCCGAGTCAAAGAAGATGGTTGGTAAAGAAGTGGCCTTCATGAAGAAGAAGGGTGCTCCAGCATCTATGCTGAAACACGAAATGGCCGAAGCAAAGGGTATGAAGAAGGGCGGGTCTGCTTCTTCGCGCGCAGATGGCGTTGCCAAGAAAGGCATGACCAAGGGTAAAATGCTTAAAAAAGGCGGGGCTTGTTAATCATGAATGACTACGCAAAGAAACCCGGGCAAACAGACATCTACACTGCTGATATGGGCAACCCCCCTATCGCAGACGAAGGCCCAACCAAACCAATCAAGAAGCCAAAGAAGATGGCAGGCGGTGGTTCTGCTTCTTCGCGTGCTGACGGTTGCGCTACTAAAGGTAAAACCAAAGGCCGCATGATCAGCATGCGCGGTGGCGGTAGTTGTTAAAATGAGAACCAGTCGCGGCATGGGGGACATCAACCCCAAGAAGATGCCCGGACCAAAGGTCAAGGCGCGCCGCGACGATACGGATTTTACGCAGTACAAGGATGGCGGCAAGGTTAATGCCGCAGGTAACTACACCAAACCAAGTCTGCGTAAACGGATTGTGTCTCAGGTAAAGGCGGCAGCAACGCAAGGCACGGGTGCAGGTCAGTGGTCCGCGAGAAAAGCGCAGCTTGTCGCTAAGAAGTACAAGGCCGCAGGAGGTTCTTACCGTGACTAAAGTGTGCCGAAAATGCGAGACAGAAAAACCGTTGGCCGATTTTTATCAGTTTTTTGATAAGTGGGCAGCTAAACATTATAGTAGCGCAAGGTGTAAACCTTGCCATCAAGAGTATAAACGCGAAAGCCCTACTACGCCGCGCAACCGTAAAGCCGAAAAATTGCAGCTTAGGTATGGCCTGACTTACGAACAGTGGGAGCAAATGCGGGAAAATGAGGGGCATGCTTGCATGATTTGCGGAATATCCGAAAGTGAAATCGGCAAAAAGCTGGACGTGGACCATTGCCACAGTAGCGGAAAAGTACGCGGCATTTTGTGTAACCCATGCAACAACATGATTGGCCACGCCAAAGATAACATTGCTGTCTTGCGGGCGGCGGCTGCGTATCTTGAGGCAAACGCAGATGGCTATAAGGGCTGACATGAAGCCCCCACAGCAGTCCCTCAAAGACTGGGGCGACCAGAAGTGGCGCACCAAGAGCGGTAAGCCATCCAGCAAAACTGGAGAGCGGTATCTGCCTGAGAAAGCGATTGCAAGTCTTAGCGCTTCTGAGTATGCTGCAACAACCAAAACAAAACGTGCGGGAAAGGCGGCAGGCAAACAGTTTGTAGCGCAGCCTAAAACGATTGCAAAGAAAACGGCAAAGTTTAGATAGTTACGGCTTACTACTAAAACAGCGAATAAATACTTATGCCTATTGTATACGATCCAGTTACTGGGCAGCAACAGCTTGTATTTGACACGGCTGACGCGGCTATTGGTGCTATAAGAGGCTTTAACCCAGCGCTTTATACTCCGGGCATGTCCGTAGCGCAGATTAATTCTGTGCTTCAGTCCATCGTCCCTTCGATGCCTGCGTATGTTAGTCCGTCCGCACCACCAGCACCAGCACCAGCACCACTGCCACCACCAGCACCTACATACGCTCCCGCACCTGAACCCGATCCATATTCGTACGGTCCCCCAGCACCTACATACGTTCCACCAGCACCAGCACCAGCACCAGCACCAGCACCAGCACCTGCCCCTTCGGTAGCTGCGCCTATTACAACGACAGCTAATGGTGCGCCACTCGCTGTAATGGATGTTAACCGTGCAATTTATTTTCTTAAAGAACAAGGGGTGTACCACTCCGGAATGGATGCGGCTACGATTGCTGCTACGGCACACGCTTTGTCACCAGATGTGTATGTTGTTGGTGCTGGGACCGGATACGGGGCGTACACAGGTCCAGCTACAAAAGTATCCACATTACAATCGGACGGCATTCCAAGTAATTACGCAGATCCAAATCGGAATATTTCTGCCTCAACAACTACGTTTGTTAATCCGTACGGACCACCAGCACCAGCAGCACCAGCAGCAGCATCAGCAGGACCAACACATGGTATTGTTAAAGATCCAGTTACTGGGCAGCAACAGCTTGTATTTAATACTGTTGACGCAGCTATTGGTGCTATAAGAGGCTTTGACCCCGCGCTTTATACTCCCGGCATGTCTGTAGCGCAGATTAATTCTGTGCTTAAAACCATCGTCCCCTCAATGCCCGCGTATGTAAATGTCGCGGACACAACAACTGGCGCGAACACAACAACTGGCGCGAACACAACAGGGGGTTCGGGCACAAACTTTGTCAACCCTTATGGACCTCCTGCACCAACAGGTTCAACAGCCGCGCCCTCGTCCACAACAACTCCAGCTTTTTCCGGCAGTAGTTTTACGACAAGTCCAACAGCGGCTCGACAATATTTAACTAGCGTTGGGATTAATACCAGCCTGCTGAGCAATGAGGATATGCTCGCAAAAATGGTTGAGCTAAGTGGTGGCGACCGTGGTAGGTATTCCGGTGGTGATTGGGTATATCCAGTACCCAAAACAACAGGTACGGGTACAACAGGTACGGGTACAACAGGTACGGGTACAACAGGTACGGGTACAACAGGTACGGGTACAACAGG